GATGGTCAACGACCTTATTGCTCGCGGGACAATCACAAAGAGAGACCGAGGCCAGTATGATTTGGTCGAGGCCAGAACTGAATACATCCGTCACTTGCGAAAGGTGGCTGCTGGCAGGGTTCAGGCTGGAGAGCTTGATCTCGGCGAAGAACGGGCAAGGCTTGCAAAAGAGCAAGCGGACGCCAAAGAGATGGAAAACGCAATTCTGCGTAACGAGCTTGTATACATTGATGATGTGGCCAAACAGTTTGGCCAACAGGCAAGTGCGGTCAAGACGAGACTTCTGGCAATCCCAAGTAAAGCTGCTCCTTTGGTGATAAACTGCACAAAACCAGTTGAGGCCAGAGAAATCATCGAGTCTATGATAGAGGAGGCACTATATGAGTTGGTCGGATACAATACGCAATCAACAGAAGAAGATTCTTAAGCTAAAGCTCCAATCAACTATTCGCCGGGCGATGAAGCCGCCCCCAAAGTTGACTGTTAGTGAGTGGGCAGACAAATACAGAAAGCTGTCTCCAGAGAGTTCTGCTGAAGTGGGGGCTTGGCACACAAGTCGAGCAGAGTATCAAAGGGAAATGCTCGATGCAGTTAGCGACCCCAAGATTGAAAGCGTCGTAATCATGTCGTCTGCACAGGTTGGCAAAACAGAGATGTTGCTAAACCTTATCGGATTTCACATACACCAGAACCCTGCCCCAATGCTTCTAATCCAACCGACATTGGATATGGCTCAGACATTCTCTAAGGACAGGCTTGCGCCTATGCTTCGTGATAGCCCTGTTTTGCAGGATAAGGTTGCTGACCCGAAGTCACGCGACAGTGGAAACACGACACTCAAGAAGAACTTCTTTGGTGGCCACATTACTATGTGCGGTGCTAATAGTCCTGCTTCATTGGCCAGTCGACCAGTCCGAATTATCCTTGCCGATGAGTTAGATCGATGGCCGGTCTCTGCTGGCGATGAAGGTGACCCATATGAGCTTGCTCGCAAGCGTAGCGCGACCTTCTGGAACCGTAAGGAAGTTGCTGTGTCAACACCTACCGTTAAGAACGGCTCGAAGATCGAAGCACTATTTGAAAATACCGACAAACGTGAGTATCATGTCCCCTGCCCCGAATGCGATCACCATCAGGTTATGAGGTGGTCTAATGTGCATTGGAATGATGGTGATCCTGACACAGCTTATTATGCGTGTGAGGAATGTGGTGGGGTCTGGGATGATGCGGCTAGGTATAAAGCTATCCGCAGGGGAGAATGGCGAGCCACCGCGCCATTCGTCGGACGGGCGGGTTTCCGACTTTCTGGTTTGTGTTCACCTTGGACACCGTTGTCGTCTGCCGTGTCGGACTTCTTGGAAGCAAAGAAGCTGCCTGAGACACTCAGGGTTTGGGTTAATACTTATTTGGGAGAGCCTTGGGAAGATGACGGCGAGCGTCTTGATGACTTTCAGATTGCCACTCACCGAGAAGATTACACTCCCGACAACCTTCCCAAAGAGGTTGTGTTTGTTACTGCTGGGGCAGACGTCCAAGACGATCGCTTGGCTGTTGAGTTGCTCGGACACGGACGCGATTCCGAAACCTTCAGTATTATGTATCAAGAGATTTATGGCGACCCCGCTTCTGGTCAAGTTTGGGCAGACCTTGATGCCTTCTTGGCTATGACCTTTAAGACAGAAGATGGGCGAGAGTTGAATGTAAAAGCGACTGCCGTAGATACAGGTGGCCACCACACTCAAGCGGTCTACAAATACTGCAAGCCTCGTTTATCGCGCAGGGTGTTCGCCATCAAAGGTGTTGGCGGTGAGGGCAAACCGATTGTCGGTCGCCCTAGCACAAACAATCACATCAAGTGCAAACTATTTCCCATCGGGGTAGATACCGCCAAGGAGATGGTTTACTCTCATCTCAAGATAAAGGACATTGGCCCCGGATACTGCCACTTCCCGAAAACATACAACGACGAATACTTTGCTATGCTGACTGCCGAGAAGGTGGTCAAGAAATATCACAAGGGTTTTCATCGCCGAGAGTGGGTAAAAGTGCGTCAACGGAACGAAGCACTTGACTGTAGGGTTTACGCTTTAGCGGCATTGTCAATAGTCGGCGTCAATGTTAATATAATCGCACAGAGGTCTATGGCTAAGAAGCCAGATGACGAAAATGAAGTTAAGTCCAATCAGAAAGCGCGTCGTAAAATGCCGCGCAGAGACGGTGGATTTGTAAATGGATGGCGTTGATGGCGACTAAGACAAAGGTGGATGGGCCGCGTATCAAAGAGAAAATACGTCGCAAAGGTCGTCACGCGAAAACCGTGAAGGCAAGAGATAAGAAGCAATCATTCTTCACGCAAGGAGCAGTCCGTGGCTAATTTATTTGACCCAGCAGAATCGCCGACAACAGAACCACAACAGATTGTTGTCGGGGATTTTATCCAGTGGCGCAAAACCAATCTATCAGACGATTATCCAAACACTTTATACACGGCTAATTATGTGGCTAGGATAACGGGTGGCGGCTCCACTGAAATTCAGTTGCCTTCGACTGTTTATGGCGATGATTATCTTTTCACTGTAGATAGCGCGACAAGCACAGATTTTGTTGCTGGGTATTACCACTGGCAATTAGAGATTACGCGAATATCAGATGGCAACCGCATTGTCCTTGAGCGCGGGACTTTCACAGCCATTGAAGATTTGGATGTCAACGGTGCTGACCCACGCAGTCATGCCGAGATTATGGTCGATAAGATTGAGGGCATTCTACAGGGCAAAGCAGACAGCGATGTTTCAAGCTATTCTATTGCTGGCCGGTCACTAACCAAAATGTCACCTTCTGAACTAACCGAGTGGCGCGACTATTACCGCAAGGAGTTCGCCAAGGAAAAGAAGGACGAGTTAATCAAGCTCGGCAAAAAGACAAGTTCAACCATCCTGATGAGGTTCTAAATGGCATTCTTTGACTTTCTTCGCCGCAATAATGTGGCTCCAAAGCGTCGTAAGATGCCAAGTTACCGCACATATGCAGGAGCAAATCAGGGTCGTCTGTTCGCTGACTTTCTAGCAAGCAATACATCTGCTGATGCGGAACTTAATAATTCCCTTACAGTTCTACGCAATCGCAGTCGCGACCTAGCTCGTAATAACGAGTACGCTCGACGCTTCCTGAATATGATTAAGACGAATGTCGTTGGCGAAAAGGGCTTCACATTGCAAGTTCGCGCTCGCAACATTGATGGCTCTCTTGATGCTGCTGGTAACCAAATCGTCGAACAAGCGTTTGCACGTTGGTCGAAACTTGGTGGGCCAGAAGTTTCTGGCCGTATGTCTTGGCTTGATTGCCAGCGGTATGTTGCTGAGAGTTTGGCTCGTGACGGTGAAGTGTTTGCCAAGAAAGTTCGCAACAATCGTTACCGAGACGGCTTCTCAATTCAGTTCCTCGAACCAGAGATGATCGACACCGAGAAGAATGGTCGCGCTCGCAATGGGAACGAAATTCGTATGGGGGTTGAACTAGACCAGTATCACCGCCCTGTGGCTTACTACGTTAAGACGCGCCATCCCAATGATATGGCGATTGCAACAGCACAGAACGCAGAGAAGCTGGTGCGTGTTGACGCATCTGAAATCATTCATGTGTTCATTCAACAGCGTCAGTATCAAACTCGCGGTGAGCCATTTATGTCCGCAGCTATTGCGTCGCTTAAAATGCTTTCTGGTTACCGTGAGGCTGAGTTAGTTGCCGCTCGTGCTGCCGCAGCTAAATTCGGCATCATCACAACACCTACTGGCGAGGACTTTGTAGGCGACGACGAAGAACAGGGCGTTCCTATTATTGATATGGAACCGGGTTCGTATAGTCAGCTTCCAGAAGGTCACGACTTCAAGATGATTGATCCAACTCATCCGACGACCGCTTTTGACAGTTTCGAGAAGGCTGTTCTTCGCGGTATCGCATCGGGTTTGAATGTATCTTACACCAGCTTGGCGAATGACCTGACCGGCGTGTCGTATTCGTCAATTCGTCAGGGGACGATTGAGGAGCGCGACAACTACAAAATGCTACAATCATTTATCATCGAGCATTTCTGCGAGCCTGTGTTTACGGCTTGGCTGGATAGTGCGCTTGACTTCGGCTCAATGAACATTCCGGCAACGCAAGATAAGTTCAACAAGTTCTCATCTAATGTTATTTTCCGCGGACGTGGTTTTGCTTGGGTTGATCCACTAAAGGAAATCAATGCGTCTGTTGTGGCAATCAACAATGGTCTTATCAGCATGAGCGATGTTGCGGCGACTTACGGACGTGACGTTGAGGACTTGTTCTCACAAATCCAAAGCGACAAAGAGATGGCCGATAGATACGGGCTAAAAACAGCGTTTGAGCCATTCGGCAACAAGTCACCGGCGACACCAGAAGTTGATATGGATGAGGCCGACGATGGCGACGTATAAACCGACAGACGGAATGATTACAGCCGCCAAGCGTGCGCTTGAGTGGCGTCGTGAATATGGCCGTGGCGGCACAGCAGTCGGCGTTGCTCGTGCGCGTGACATCTCGAACGGCAAGCGGTTGTCCGAGGATACTGTCAAGCGGATGCACAGCTTCTTTAGCAGACACGCAAACAATAAGGCCAAGCACTACGACGCTAAAGAGAGCGATGGTGGGCCTACTGCTTGGAGAATTGCGTGGGATTTGTGGTCTGGAAACGCTGGCCAGACTTGGGCCAAGGGCATCACTGAAATACTAAAGAAGGAAGATGAACGCTCTTACGAGGAGCGTCCATACGAGAACGAACACGCTGCACGGATTAAAGACCCAGACCAATTTGACGACTTCCGACGCGAGAACGACGCTGGTGGTGAAGGGATTGATTTTATCTATGGGATAAAGGATAATAAATCAGAACTACAAGCTATTCGTTTTGATAGCGAAACATATTCGGTTGCTGATGCGAAAGACTGGCTTCGTGAGCATGATTATGAACCGATTGAATTTGAGCCAGCGATAGGTGAAAGAGATATGACAGAAGAAACAACCGAAGTTGAAATCGAAGTGAACGAGACGGAAGAACGTCACGTTATTGCTGTTGAAGAAACTGACGAAACAGTGACAGTCACCTTCGCCAAGCCAGATGTTGAAGAAGCAGAGACCGAAGAAGTTGAAGAAGTTGATGTAGAAACATCTAGCTACAACGATGAGGAACGCTTCTGTGCTGGAACAATTCAGCATCGCGCATCCGATATGAAGGCTGGCGCGATTGACGAAGAAACACGCCGAGTAAAAATTGCTGTCTCCAGCGAAACACCTGTAGAGCGCAGCTTCGGCAAAGAAATTCTCGACCACACTGAAAGTAGCGTTGATTTGTCGTTCGCGAAGTCTGGGCGTATGCCCTTGCTGCTCGACCACGACCCAAAGCAAACTATAGGCGTGGTTGAGGATGTTACTCTCGATAGTTCGTCTCGCGTGTTGCGGGCAACAGTTCGGTTCGGTAAGAACGGAATGGCTAAAGAGGTTTTTGATGATGTAACGGATGGCATCCGTTCAAACATCAGCGTTGGCTACCAAGTCAACAAAATGCAAAAAGAGGATGCGGATAGCTACCGTGTCAATTCTTGGCGTGTAATGGAGGTGTCTTTGGTTTCTATTCCGGCAGACGAAAACGTCGGAATTGGACGTTCTAAAGATATTTCACCAGAACCTGTAACTGAAATTATCGAAACAAAGGAGACAATTATGTCTGAAATCGATATCAATGTTGTAGCTGAAGAAGCTCGTTCTTCACGCA